ATCTAAAGAAGATATTACAGTACCAGCAGAAAAATTAACTTCTCCTGAAAAGGAAGATGAGGAATCTGAAAGCTTGGATCAGTTAGCTACTGAACATGAGGAAGATCAACCAGAATCGGAAAATTCAGAAGAAAATCCTGATACAGAAGAAGTTTCTGAAAATTCTACGGAATCCAAATTAGAAGCTCCTAAAAACTGGTCAGATAGTGTAAAAAAAGTGTTTGATACTTTACCACCAGAATCACAAGAATTTATGATAAAGCGTGATAAAGAGATGACCTCTGATTACACTAAAAAGACACAAGATTTAGCGGAACAACGCAAAAACATTGAAGCATTGAATAAGGTTATAGAACCAGCTAAACGGAATATTGCAGCTACAGGAATATCAGAAGCAGAGTATATTTCTAGGTTGTTAAATGCTGATGCAGCACTTCGAAATAACCCAAAAATGGCACTTCGACAACTTGCACAAGGTTACGGAATAAATTTGTCGTCCATAGAAGATGAGAGTGAGTCTTGGAATGATCCAGACCCACAAATTGCCCAATTAATGCAACAAAATCAGCAAATTATGTCTGAACTTAATCAATTTAAACAACAAAATATACAATCAACAGTTGCACAAACAGAGCAAACAGTAGAGCAATTTTCCACTAAAACTGATGCAAAAGGCAATTTAATGCACCCACATTTTGACAAAGTTAGAGTTAAAATGGGTAATTTAATAGATGCTAGAGAAGCAAAAGGTTTAGATGATGCTTACAAAAAAGCAGTTAGACTTGATGATGATTTATATGAAGAAACATTAAAGAACTCACAATTAACTGTAAAAAAGCAGGAAGATAGCAAAAGGAAAGCAGCCGTAGAAAAAGCTAGAAAAGTAAAACCTTCTAGTTCTGCTAACCCACCGAAAGGTTCTGTAAAAGCGACTGATTTGGATAGTTTGTTAATGACAAATATTGAGGGAGCAGGATTTAGCAGATGAGATGCAGGGTATAATAATTAATTAGGGAGCAGATAAAATGGCATCTCCAAATAGTACATTTACTGAGATTGTTACTACCACTCTTGCAAATCGTAGCTGGTGGTAGAACTATTGTGCAAGAATTAGAATATGCAGCAAATAGCACTACAAAATGGTATAGTGGCTACGAAGTGTTAGATACTTCAACAAGTAATGTATTCACAGCAGCCGAGTTTAATTATAAGCAATTAGCAGGTAATGTTGTGATTTCTGGGCTAGAGCAAGTAGAAAACTCTGGAAAAGAGCAAGTATTTAACTTATTAAAATCAAGGGTTAAAAACCTTGAAAAGTCATTGAAAAATACAATGGCGACTTCTTTATACGCAGACGGAACAGGAACTGATGGTAAAGATTTAGGCGGACTAGCTTTAATAGTTCCAGGAACAGTTGGAAATACTGTTGGTGGAATTAACTCAGGAACTTATACTTTCTGGAAAAATCAAGTTTATGATTTCTCAACAGAAACTGTTACAGCTAGTGCAACTACAATACAAACAGCTATGAATACTTTATGGTTGAGTTGTATTAGAGGTGCAGATAAACCTGATTGCATAGTTGCTGGCACTACTTATTTCCAATTCTATTGGGCTTCACTACAAACCAATCAAAGGTTTACAAGTGATGATAAAGCAAGTGCTGGGTTTATGAATTTAATGTTTATGAACGCACCAGTATACTATGATGATCAATGTACCGCAACAGCTATGTATATGCTGAATACTGACTATTTATTCCTTCGCCCAGCTAAAGGTAGAGAATTTACTCCTTTAGGGGAGAAGGCTTCCGTTAACCAAGATGCAATGGTATTGCCAGTAGTTTGGGCAGGTAACATGACTGTTTCAAATCGTGCAAGACAAGGCATCATACAAGCATAGTAAAGGAGTAAAATATTATGTCTTATATTATGGGTATAGATATTACCGCAACAGGTACGACTGTTGACTTTCAATTAGGTCAAATAGGTCAAACTTCTGATGGTAAACTCTATAAATATGTTCAATATGTAGTTGGAGCAGGATCAGTAGCTGCGGTTGCTGGCAATGTAGTAGGTTACTACGCTGCTAGTGGTACTTCAGCAGGACAAACAACTATTGTTACAGCTGATGTTAGTGATACTGCAAGAGCAGGAGCTGGCGTACTTCAATCAGCACCAGCTACTGAAGAATATTGTTGGATTCAGGTAACTGGACCAGCAACATTAACAACTGCTTTAACAGCAGGTGCTGATGGTAACGCATTAACATTAGTAGGAGCAGGAGATTCAACATTAGATCTCGTTAATGCTGCTACTGATTCTGCGTGTGCAACTGCTATAGACGCAAGTGCAAAAATAGTAATGTGTCAATTTCCATTGTAGCATATAAAATATATAGAGGGTGGTTTAGACTGCCCTCTATAAACTAGGAGAATAAAATGTCTAATTTAAGAGCAACTTTTTATAAATCAGAAGAAGGCATTGATTTAGTAGAATTAAAATTAATAGGCGATCCTAATTCCGTAATTTATAAAGTATCAGAAAAATCAGAACAATTAAAAAAAGATTTTCCTAAAGAATGGGCATCTTTCTATAAAGATAAAAGCCCAGCTAAAACAATAAAAACAACAAATTTAGATATATTAGAATGTATGAGTAAAAGAAAAATAGACGCATTAAAGTTAGAAGGGGTAGAATGTGTAGAACAATTAGCAGAATTATCTGATGGTGCTTGTCATGGTTTAGGCAAAGGCACATTAGATTATAGAAAAGAAGCTAAAGAATTTTTAATGAAAAAACATGATATTAAACCATTACAGGTAGTTGGCTCATGACATTATTAACAATATGCCAAGATGCAGCAAATGAAATAGGAGTTCCATCTCCAAGTGCTGTTATTGGTTCAACGGACACAACAGTTATACAATTATTGGCAGCAGCCGATAGAGAAGGAAAGAATTTAGTATCTGGTTATGACTGGCAAGTTTTAATAAAAGAAGAAGAACATACTTTATTAGCACAAGAGGATCAAGGTGCTATGACCAGTATAGCAACAGATTTTTTAAGATTTTCTAATGATACTATGTGGAATAGAACAACAAATAGAAAGTTTTATGGCCCATTAAATAATACAGAATGGCAAAGATTAAAAGGAATAGTAGTTAATGGTGTAACTAATTATTTCCGAATAAGAGGTAATAAATTATTATTAAACCCAACTCCTACAGCAGGACAAAAATTATTTTTTGAATATATACAGAAAAATTGGGTAGACACAACAGGAGATGGTTCAGCAAATGCTGATAGTTATGCAGCCGATAGTAACACTACCATATTAGATGAAGATATTATTACTATGGGTGTAATATGGAGATTTTTAAAACAAAAAGGATTGCCTTATGATAATCAGCTTCAAGAATATCAAATTAAAGTAGCCGAAAAACAGGCAAAAGATGGAGCAAAATCTATTTTAAGAATGGGTGGTGGGAGAAGATTTTATTTCCCAGTTAATGAACCAGAAGGGAATTATACTTTATAATGCCAGTTACAAAAACAAAAGGTGGTTATAAATGGGGTAGCAAAGGAAAAGTTTATAAAACTAAATCCAAAGCTACAGCACAAGGGCGTGCAGCTTATGCAAGTGGTTATGGTAAAACAAATAAAGGTAAAAAATAATGGCTTGGGAAGATGAATGGTATTGGCAAGATGAGCTTTTTGGAGCTAATCCTGAATCAGGAAGTTGGCAGGATATAGCACAAAGCCTACTTAATCCAGTTTATGATCCAGAAGAAAGGCTTTTAAGTAGAGTTTTAAAAGATGAGCCACTTTCTATGGCAGAAATAGGAGAAAATCAACAAAAAGACTCAATGGCAGACCCTGAAAGAAATACAGTAGTAAGAGATAGAGAAAAAGAAGAAGCAAATAGAAAACCATTTAGTCCATCAAGTTACACAATTCCTGCTCCTGCAAAGTTATCAATGCCTACATATACTGTGCCAGATAAAGAAGTAGGTAGAGTTGGTGGAAATGCGAATATGTATGGCAGAAAAAGAATGATGTTAAATGATACAACAGAAGAAGAAGAAATGAGAAGAATAGCAGCAGCATTAAGAAGAAATCAAGGGTATAGATAAATGGACGAAGAAAAGAAAAAAAAACTACTATCTAATGAATTAAAGAAAGAGCAGACTATTAAGTTCAAAGATATTCCTATTGAATTAGCTGTTAATCCTGAAGAAGGTTATGTTCGAGGAGATATAGGAAAAATTCCAAGTCAAAATATTTTATTAAATTTACCTAATGAAGAAAGAGATGCTTCTGCAATAATAGAAAAAGAAATTCCACTTAATAAAAAAATAAGAGCTTTAGTAGCACATGAACTTCGTAAAGAAGGAGATGAAAGTACAGGATTACATTTTAAAAGTCCTAATATAGATGTAGGAGGTTCAACAGATTATGACAAAGAAGAACTAGCCTATCTATCTGCTAGAGGGAATACTCCTCTTGGTAGTATGGGAATTAATTTAAATAAGGACTTTACGCAAAATGAAAGGGGGGAAATTCTTTGGCGTTCTCCAGACGGAAGATGGAACGCTACTGGTTTCACCGATTTTGATGATCTTCAGCGAGCTGGTATAGGATACAACACAGATAACCTTAATATTAATTACAATACTGGTTTTGGTGGGAATGAATATCTTGAAGGAGAATATCGACCTTCGGATTATGTAAATTTAAGAGGTGGCACTGACTTTGGTAAAAATCAAAATTTTAGTGCTGGTGTAAATTACCCTATAGATAAAAACTGGGTAGTAGATGCACTTTATCGCCATACAGCGAACCAAGACGAAGATGAAAATAGAATTATGTTTGGATTGAGAGGAAATTGGTAAATGAATATGATGTTTCAACCTACAGGACAAGGAACTTCTATTCCAGCACCAATCGGTGGTTTGAATACTAGAGATGCTGTTGATATGATGGCTGAACAAGATGCAATTCGTTTAGATAATTTCTTTCCGGGCAGTACAGATGTTGCTGTAAGAAATGGTTATACAAGTCATGTAACAGGATTACCTAGTAGCGTACAATCTTTAATGGCATATTCTTCTGGTGCGACAAACAAATTATTTGCAGCTAGTGGTGCTAATATTTATGATGTTACAAGTGCTGGTTCAGTAGGTAGTGCAGTAGTTACATCATTAAGTAATGCACAATTTCAGCATGTTAATTTTACAATATCTGGTGGTGGATATTTATTTATAGTAAATGGAGAAGATGCACCAAGACATTATAATGGTAGTGCGTGGGCTACACCTACATTAAGTGGTGTTACAGGTACAACTCTTAATAATGTTACAGTTTTTAAAGAAAGATTATTTTTCTGTATTAATAATTCATTAAGTTTTGGTTATTTGCCTATTAATAGTATAGCTGGGGCTGTTGCTACTTTTAATTTAGGCAGTATTTTTAATATGGGGGGATATATACAAGCTATAGGCACTTGGACTAGAGATGGTGGTAGTGGCCCTGATGATTATATTGTATTTGTAACTAATCATGGGGAAGCAGCAATATATACAGGTTCTGATCCGTCAGATGCTACTAAATGGTCAATAGTCGGTACTTTTAAATTAGCAAGACCTATAGGAAAGAGATGTTTAATTAATGTAAATTCTGATTTAGTATTAATAACAGAGCAAGGATTTATGCCATTATCACAAACATTAGTTACAGGAGAAAATGCTCCTGCGGTAGCAATATCTGATAAAATTAGTGGTAGTATTGCAACAGCCGTTAATAATTTTGGAGATCAATTTGGTTGGGAAGCTATTTTATACCCAAAAGGACAATATGGATTATTTAATGTTCCTGATAGTACAGCAGGAAGTTTCGTACAATATGTTGTTAATTTAACAACTGGTGCATGGGGAAAATTTACAGGACAAAATTCTTATTGTTGGGCAACTTTAAATGGTGTTTTATATTTTGGTGGTGATACTAAAATATTTCAAGGAGATTATGGAACAAGTGATGATAATGAAAATATAGAAGCGTCTGCAAAAACAGCTTTTGTATATTTCGGTGGGAGAGGTTCACCCAAAAGATTTACAGCGATAAGACCAGTTATGGGTAGTGATGCAGATTTACCTGTAGGAATAGGCTTTGATGTTGATTTTACTGATGGCACTTCTAGTTACACACCTTCAGCAGCATCTACTACTGGAGCAGAATGGGATACAGCGACTTGGGATGTATCGTCTTGGGCTGGAACAATATCCACTTCTCAATCATGGCGTAGTGTTTCAGATATAGGGTGGTGTGCATCTATTCGTATTAGAACAAGTACAAAACTTCAACAAGTAAAATGGCACTCTACTGATATTATGTTTGAAATAGGTAGGGGGTTATAATGTTTATTACCGATAAAATATGGAGAGTATTAGAACCAGCTATAAAAGGTTTGGGTGAAATAACGAGAAAAGAATTAGAAATTTTAATTAAAAAAGGAGAGTACCAACTGTTTACAAAAGAAGAAAGTGCTATAATTACTGCACATCATGGAGATATTTTGCGTATAGGTGTAGGTGGGGGAAAATTAGAAAATATTAAAGAAATTACAAAAAGAATTGAAAAATATGCAAAAAAGCGTAATTATAAGTATATTGATATTTTAGGACGCAAAGGTTGGGAAAGAGTATTAGAAGGATATAATAAAAAAGCAGTATTGTTGCGAAAGGAATTATAATGGCATTTGTAAAAAATTTTTTTAGTCCACCAAAAGCACCACCAGCTCCAGATTATACAGGAGCAGCAGTAGCACAAGGTGCGGCGAATAAAGAAACGGCTATTGTTGAAGGGATAATGAATAGACCAGATGTGTATAGTCCTTATGATATAACAAAATGGACTGATGTAGGTACAGAAGATAAACCAAGATTTGAAGCACAATATTCTTTACGACCAGAGTATGAAACACAAAGACAAAAACAAGCACAAATAGGTGGGCAATATTTAGATGTAGCAGGAGAAAGATTAGGAGAATTACCTAGTGGACAATTTGATATTTCAGCTTTACCAACATATAGAGGAGGGGTAGATACAACAGGATTTACACCATTAGCAACTACTGATGATTTATCTGATTATGCAACTCGTAGTGAAACAGCTTATTATGATAGAGCTTTAAATCGGTTACAACCAGCAATGGATCAACAAAAAACTCAATTACACACACAATTAATTAATTCTGGCTTACCAGTAGGTTCTACTGCATATAATGATGCTATGAGTCGATTAGAAATGACGCATTCTGACCAATTATCTGGATTAGCACAATCTTCTATTGCCGAAGGACAGCGTATGCGTCAAGGATTAGCAGGTGAAGCACAATCTATGCGTCAATCACAATTAGCAGAAGCGAGTATGATAAGAGAAATGCAAAATCAAGCGAGAGCTCAAGCTATGGCAGATACATTATTACAAAGACGATTACCTATGGAAGAATTAGCAACATTAACTGGTTCACCAAGTATTGGTTCTGCTGGTTTAGGTACAGCCACTACTGGATTAAATGTTCCAGGTGTAAGTATGGCTCCACCACCAATTATGCAAGGAGCAATGGCTCAAGGAGCAGATGCAACGAATAGATATGGTACACAAATGGCAGGTTATGGTGCTAGAATGAACGCTTTAGGTGATTTAGCAGGAATGGGAGCAGCACTATCTGATAAAACTTTAAAAGAAAACATAGTTAAAGTAGGACAATCACCATCAGGATTAAATATTTATGAATGGAATTACTTATGGAGTCCAGAACGCTTTAGAGGTGTTATAGCTCAAGAAGTTCAGAAGATTAAACCACAAGCTGTATTATCTAATATCTTTGGATATTTAATGGTGGATTATAGTAAACTTGATGTAAATATGGAAAGAATATAATGGCAACACTTAAAGCACCAGTTAGACAACAATCATATTTAACAGAATATGATAAATTATTAGCTGAACATTTAAGAAAAATGAGTGGTGGTATTGGGGCTCAAGCTATAGCACAAGAATCAGCTTTAGGATTTCCAGTAGGAACTATGACTGCTAAAGTATTAGGTGGTGTATTAGCTAGAGCTTCTGATAAAAGAGCTATGAATAGAGAAGAACAATCTAAAAAAGCAGCTAGAGCATTATTATCAGGTAGAGGTACAGATATACAACCACAACTATATGAAGATGGGCAATTTGAAGCAGGAGAATACATGACTCCAGACGGAAGATACGTTACACAATTAGCACCAGTTGTAGAAGGAGTAGGAGAAACAAGAGATCAATATTTAGCAAGAAAATTAAGAAATGAGCAAATAGCAAATAGAAATATAGAAATAGAAGATGAAAAAGCATTATTTAACCAGTTTGTTAAAGATCAACCTAACAAAGCATCATTTACAAGTACAGGTGTAACAGATGGTTATACAGGAACTGAAAAAGATATGCTTTCAGCTATGCTTACAGGAAATTATAGAGGTCAAGATTTACAACCTTTAGAGCCAATTCCAGAAATAACAGAAGGTAATTTATTAAAAGAAGGAGAAATAGTTTCTGGTATTACAATAGAAGGTTCAAAAAAAGACCCTGATTGGTGGGATAGAAATATATTAGGAGCATTACCAGATGCTACTGTAAGAGATAAAATAGAGTTAGTTCAATTAGCAGGTTATGACCCATTAGAATGGTCTATATTTGAACAACAACTTAATGAACAAGAAGGAAAAGAATATAATTTTCAAAATGTAAGTAATGTATCATTAACAAATGGAACAGACACATTTGAAACTAAAACCGCTACTAGAACTACAAAATCTGGAGAAATAGAACAAGTATATTGGCAACCTTCTACAGGCACATGGCAACCTATAAGAAATAGTGGGTTAAGCATGGTAACAGAAGATAAAACAAAAGAGGAAGATAAAACATTAAATAGAAAAATAGGATTTGTTAGACAATGGTTGCGTGCAAGAAATTTAAATGAAGATGAAGAATTTATTAAAAATATGGCAGAAGGTTTTACAGGAGATACTTTTAGAGTAGACCCTCTTACAGGACAAGATATAGATGAATTAGAAGTAGTGTATAATAATCTTAAAAATATTAATAATATTGATTTAATGTCAATAAATAATGATAAAAAATTAAATGATTTTAGAAACAAAAAACCAGAACAAGCAGCAAGAATAGATAAAAATATACAATCTTTAAATGATGATATAATTAAATCTGATATTGGTACAGTATTTAGGTTAGTTAGAGAAGTAAGAAGTTTAATACCAGAAAAAGGAAATATACCTGGTATTGGGACAATAGAAGGAGGATTAGGAGGTATATCTCCTAAACTTATATCACCTAAAGGAAGAAAATTACGAGATACTTTAGCTAGACTTATGAACACAGAACTGCGTCAAGTGTCAGGAGCAGCAGTTACACCTTCAGAATTTGAAAGATATAAAGAGCAAATGCCTGTAGGATTTATGAAATCAGAACAACAATTTAGAAATGCTATATCTTTATTAGAAAGAGGATTAAATAATGATTTAAAAACTATATATGCTTCATACCCACAAAATATTCAAAGCATATATAAAAGTAGAGATGGTGCATTAAAACCATTAGAAGATGATATAAATAGATTAAAAAACAAATGGAAGATTAACTAAATGGCTAGTTTATTAGAAACAAAATTAAAAATTAAAGGCATTATTGAAGATACTTCTATACAAGATGATGAAACCCGTAATAATTTAATTAACCAATTAGTAAATCAATCAGGTTATTCTGAAGATGAAATTATTAATTTTAAATTAGATACAGAAACAGGAGCTTCTATAAAAGATAGACTTTTAATGGGAGCAGCACCTAATTATGATTCTCAAAAAGCAACTTTAGAAAAAAAATATGGGGAAGGTAATGTTGTAAGATACAATGATACTAATTTTGCGTATGTAGACCCTAAAGACCCTAATACAGGAAAAATATTTAACCCAGCAGGATTTGATAAAGGAGATGTAGCACAATTTGGTATTAGACCTGTTGTGCAAACTGCAACAAATATAGCAACTGCAATTCCTGCTGGCAGGATGCTGGGCACAGGATATAAATTAGGTAAAATGGCAGTAGGAGCAGGATTTGGGGAAACAGCAGGAGGAGAATTAGTAGATAGAGGATTTCAATTAGCAGGAGGTGTTATAGATAGAGATACTGGTCAACATATAACAGAAAGATTATATGATTTTGGTATAGGTTCAGTATCTGAATTTGTTAGTCCAGTAATTTTAAAAACATTAAAAGCTCCATTTAGAGGTATTAGTAGAGCAGCAAGAAAAAGAACAGACAGAAATTTAGATTTATATTTTAGAGCTAATGTTCAACCAAGAGCTATGTCATTAATTACAGGCAGCAATATAACAAAAGATCTTTTAAAAAGTGTAGAATATTTAATGAGTAATATACCAGGAAGTAGGCAATTAATAGTAGGTAGCGGAAAAAAAATGTGGAAAGATATGTCAGATAATATTGTCCGTACTGCAAATAATTTGCGACCTAGTGGTGAATTAATATTAAAACCTTTTTACAGAGTAGAAGAAATAACACAACAAGGTATTCATAATGCTATAACTAAATTTAATACAAAATCTTCTGGTTTATATGATGATTTTTTTGAAAATTTTAGTAAAAAATTAGGTAAAAATTATAAAATAAAAAATGTTCCTAATTTTACTAAACTTTTAAATGAAATAGGTACTCCTACTGGAGCATACATAAAAAAAGATGTAACAAAAAATGTATTAGGAAAACCACCTAGAATAAAAAAACCAGGCACAAAAATATATACTTATGGTGAAGCTCC